GCACATAATTGGAATTCATTTAGGAGGAAACGCACAACGGCGAGTCGGAGTGAGTGCCTTTGTTTCAAGTGATGATTTGAATTTAGCAGTGGCGAAGCTGAATGTAGGGATGATAGTGAAACAGGGAGGCTTCAACCTTGTAGCTTATAAGAAGGATCTTTTTGAGCCTGGATACCACATCAAAAGTCCCGTATTTGATGTTGCAGATGATCTTAAGAATTTGCGTGTGGTTGGCAGATGTTCTGTTCGTGGAACGGTTAAACCCATGGTTGTTCAAACGATGATAAGCGAGAAGGTTGCGAGCGTTTTTAAGCATGGATGCACGTGGGTAGCACCACCTATTTTTGGATTAGATGGAAATGATAAGAATTATGCGAACAGACTCTTTCTTTCCAACTATTTGAAGCAGGGAATAGGCCCATCACCATTGCTAATACAGAAGGCTTCAGCTGATTATAGGAGACAGATTTTTGATAGCTTAGAAGAAGATAAGGTCAGATGGAGGGAAGAGATTCGACCGCTGACTGATGATGAAGTAGTAAATGGCATACCAGGAAAACGATATGTAGGAGGTATGAAGATGAGTTCCTCTATGGGAAAACATCTTTCCGGTTCGAAATCTAAGTATGCGCAGCAGGATAGAGAAGGTCAGTGGGTCTTCGACGCTACTGTTATGGAGGACTTTAGGAGTAGGTGGAATAAGATGGAAAATTTACAGAGGTCCTGGGAGTGTGTGTATGCAACTCCCAAAGTAGAGCCAACTCTCAAGACTAAAGCCGATCTTGGGAAGGTAAGGACCTTTTTCGCCGTAGACACAGGTACGCAAATGTGTCTTCGTAAGGCTTGGTTGACTCACACGAGGTTCTTTTGCACTCAGCGAGCAACATCAGAGTGTGCCGTAGGAATTAACCCCCATTCCTTAGATTGGCACAACTTGGTTACCCATTTCAATGAATTTAAGGGGAATAACTTCATTGCTATGGATGCAGCCAACTTTGACTTAGGGGTAACGCCTCAGATCTTAATAGAGGCGATAAATATATTGATAGATATCAGCAAGTGGACTGGGAATTATTCATCAGGAGATATTCGAGCGATGTACACATTACGAGAAGAGCTTGTCAATTCAATCATTGATATGAATG